GATTCAGATATGATTGAAGCATAGTTAAGTTCTACACCATTTTCGTAGATGTCAAGTACTTCGCCGATGATCACCTTTCCGCTGGATAGTCCATAGACTCGAATGTTTAGATCATTAATCTTAGATATCAGTTCAGCAGATAGAGTCTTCATGGTAATTCAATTTCATATACTTTATGATCAAATTCTTCACGGGAATAAATTTTGATTCGTTCAATCGCATGTTTCATCGTGTAATTCTTTTTGCTTTTCCATCCGAAATTGTCGGATATGTCATAAACGGTTGTTGCACGACCGTCATCTGATTTACGAAGGCCCCGACCAATACTCTGTAGTACTCGAATTTGGCTTTTATTTGGCGCCGCGAATATGATTGAATGTAGATTTTTAATGTTAATACCTGTTGAGAACGTCCCACTACTTGCAACAATGATTGAGTCCTTTTCTTTTTCAACAATCTCACGGATAGATTCACGATCGGTTGCATCAACTTCGCCACTGACATAAAAGGTTTTTCGCTCATCACCAACGGCTGCTTTAATTTTTTCGTATAGCGGCTTACCATGCTTTTGAACAAGGTTAAACAGTACCAGTGTATTTCCGCTTAAGCTTTTTGCAAGGTTCACGATAAAACGGTTACGACCTTCATGCGAAACAATAGCATCAATCTCTGCTTGATATTCAAGCTTCGAAACAATCTTACGTAACTCGTCTGGATATTTCAATACAAGACACTTAATCTTAAGGTCAGCTAATGTTTCGTTATCAATAAGTTCTTTAGTTGTAATGACTTTATGAACTGGTCCAAAATTACCAACTAAAACTTTTTCATTGGTGAGACTTCCGTCAAGTGTTCCAGTTGTTCCAATACGATAGCCTGAGCGGGTCAGATTATTCATAATCGTGTTTAGCGATTTTGCTTTGAATAAATGGCTTTCGTCCCCGATAGTCATCCCATAGACATTAAACCAATTCTTAGGTAATTTAATAGCGCTCTGCCACGTAGTAATAATTACACGTTGCTCTAATCCAATCTTTTCTTTGCCACTATAGATTCCATGAACTTCTTCTGAAACATTAAAAGTAGAGTCGTGTGAACTATATTCAGCAAAATCTTTAGTCATCTGTTCGACCAAAGAAGTTGTTGGAACAACGATTAACACCTTATCTTCATGTTCTTCAAGATACCAACGCATCATCAAATAAATGATCAACGACTTACCTGAACCCGTTGGGCTAATAACTAAACTACGTTTTTCGGATAATGCATGACTGTATGCATCGAGCTGATAATCATAAGGAGTGATGCGTTGACCGCGGAAACGAATATCGCGTTCGGTTGCACATGTGACCAATTCTTTCTTATCAACCGGAAAAGTATCGCGCATTGAGTTGTCGGCCGCAACCTTATATCCGCGCTTTTGTAAGAATCCCATTGCATCAGGTACTAATCCATACGGTAACGTGTGGGTGCGGGAATCGTACAGATATATTTTTCCATTCCAAAGCTTATTACGATATGCTGGCATGAACTTATAACCATCAACGAAAAAGCTGAAGTGTTCACTAAGTTCCATCAGTGCACCACTATCAGTTGACTTCACGTGGACTTTCGTTTCGTCCACTTTGTAGAAGGTTACGTTGCTCATACTCCAGCAGTGAATCGTTTAAAGTCTAAAATGTTTTTAATTACAGTGTGTCTCCAACGTAAAGTGTCAAGAATTTCTTTTAGTGTTTCAACTATGTTTTGCTGATACTCAACAACCATTTTCAATTTTACTACGTCGGAGTCAGTGTCGTAGTATATATCCATGTCGCTTTTGAGCGGTTTTGTCAGGCCGTTGAATGGATCATATGGCCAACCTTTCGCGTCCATTTCTTCTTTACTCATTTTGCCGTTGTAATACAGCCACTTGTCCTTCTTTAAGACTGCAAGTTCATGATCGCGCTTCTTTAGGCGAAGCTTAGCGTGGCTGTAGAGTTCAAGGTATTTAGCATGTAAACTCGCGCTCTTAATACTTGTCTCATCAAGATTCACTTCATCAATTTTGGAGTCAGCACCCCACATCACTAAGATATCATCTAATGTCATAATTTAATTATACAAACTCAAAACGATCATAACGAAAAGAAACATCAACGTATGCATATTCGACGTCGGACATCTGGGTATTAAACTCAACGGAACCTACGCTAGTTGGAAATGCATTTGTGAATCGCATTACTCGCGACACATTGTTATGGCTAGTCAAAAAGACCAAAGACATTTCACGAACGTCTAAAGTTTTAGATTTTGCATTAGTTAATATCCATTGATAAAGCTCATCATATACTTTAAGTTCTTCGTCAACTGCAATACGAATGCTTATTGGATCATATTGAATCTTTTCACCAGGTAGGAATCCATGTTGGTTACGATAGTGTAATTCAATTTCTGGAAGGTTAATACTTGGTAGTGTTGCTGATACCGCAAAGTATTCGGTATTTCTATAATCATTTCCGGAAATTTGCAACTTAAATCCAGTAAGCGACAGAAGATTTTTATTGGATGTTACCATAGTTGTATTTATAGACAAAAAGGGAGCTACCCTTTCGAGTAGCTCCCCATGAATATACGTTATCCGTTAAGGATTATGCAAGGTTTGCAACACCATTGTAACCAAATCCATTTGCGCCGGAAAGACCGGTAACAGTGAATGTACGGTAGTATGGGTTTGCGCTGTTGGTTCCAGTCTCGCTAGAATCTGCACCACCTGCAAATGGGTTCGCAACCATGCCGTAGCGAGTCTTGAAACCAATCTTAGGTTGGAATGTGTTAGAGTCAACTGCGCGAACCATAGTAAGTGGAACGTATGGGCAGTAGAACATACCAGCATCGTATGCGTTTGCACCCTTGTAACCTACAGTGATGTAGTCATCAGTGCTGAATGGGTCGATGAAGACCTTGAGGCGGCCGTTAAGAACACCCGCAAATACGTTACCAGTGTCATCAACGTTTAGGTTGGTGCTAAGTGCTGGAGCGTAGTTGAGAACACCAGATGCAGCAAGTGCGGAAGCAACGTTGCTGGAGCAGATGATGAAGTTACCCTTACCACGGCGTGTTGCCTTAGCAACCGCGTTGGCTTCAACATCAAGTTGGAAGCCAAGAGTCTTGAACTTTTCAACAGCCCAACGACCATCGGAGTCTTGGTCGATGTCGTAGTTACCGGAACCATTATAACCACCGGTCTTAGCCTTTAGGTTAACGGTTTCAATAACTTCACGGTTGATTTCAGCAAGGATTTCAACAGATAGGATATTAGCAAGTTCTGCTTCAGCATCAAGACCGTGAACAGCCTTGAGGTCCTGCGCAAGTTCCATGGTGTACTCAGCCTTAAGCGCACGGGTCTTTGCAGTAACCGTGGTCTTATCGACTGTGAAGCCCATTTGACCGAAACCACCTGTTGTAATAGGTGGTTCACCTGATGTCACACGACCAGTACGACCGATTTGAACAGTGCTTCCAGTGTTTGGGTCAACATAGCCGCCGTTTACACCGTTACCGGTGAGAGCTTCACCTTGAGCTGTTGTCACCTTACCAGAGAAGGTAGTATCTGGCTTGTTGAAGAGAGCTTCAGCGCTATTTGCACCGGAAGCATCCTGATATTGACTACGCATTGCGAAGATCAAACCAGTTGGCATGGTCATTGGCTGAACACCAGCAATATCATATGCAACGATGTTAGGCATTGCACGACGAACAAGGCTGATGAGAACTGGATCCCAGGTCTTGATTGCGCCAGAGCCACCGCCTACGTCGGAGCCGCCAATTGTGTTACCTTCGGTTAGGAAGGATGAGTGCGCGCGTTCTTCAGCAAGAGCTTTCTTTTGGTTCTCAAGAAGAACGGCGGTGATTGCACGACGGTAGTTATCCTTGAACTTAGGTGCGTCTGGCGCGTCAAGTACCGGTGCCCAATTTTTTTGTGCGTTATCGGAGTTAAACATAATAGTCTATTTTCTTTGTTGTTGTTTTGGGGTTTGGGAAACCGTTATCTTATAGAAGGTCGGCAGTTACTGCCTTGTTCATTCTTGATAGAGCGGTCAAATAGGATTTCATTTCAGGAGATAGGTTGTCATTCATTGACTCTCCTTCAACGATTGTTTCGGTACTGATGAAAGAATCATCGGCGCCTTCGGTTAATGTTGTATCTTCAGTTTCTTGCGAGCCGTTAAGGTAGAATTCCTTGATGGTTTGTACCTTCTTGCGATAGGTAGCTGCATCAACAAATTCAATGTCTTCAACGAGCTTTTTCAGTCTGTCGACTTGTGTATCTGCGAGACCAGTGGAAGCTTCTGTTACAATCTGTTCGCGAACAAGTGTATCAACACGGTCTGCAAGAGATTCTGCGATGCGGCTAAACTTCGCGCATTCTTCCTTTAGGTTGTTATTTTCAGCTTCAAGCTGAGCAAATAGGTCAACCTTACTGTCAGGTACGTCGACATAGTTTTCGACGAATACGGTCTTCAATGCCGAGATGAAGTTTTCGGCAAGTTGGGTGCGTAGTGAAGATTCGACTGCAACCTTGTTCTCTTCCATCCAGGATTCAACTGCATAGGTGAGATAGCTGTCAACTTGTTCTTCAAGAACGCTCTTAACGCTTTCAACTTCTTCAGACAGACGAGTCTCATACTGTTCAGACAAAGTAGCTTCGATTTCGTTAACCTTAGCAGATACTGCAGCTTCAAAAATGATAGCAGCTTTATCTTTAAATTCTTCGGTTAAACCTTCTTCGCTTTCAATTAGACGAGTGATATCTTCGGATTCAAATGATTCTTTCATGCCATACTTAGCTTTGATGATTGACTTAAGCTTTGCAGCATCAGTCTTATTTAACTTACCAGCTTTAGTAATACGACCTGGAGCACGCGATAGATCTTGTGGTCTACCATCATTTTGATTGTTTGAACGCCCAAAACGGATTTTGTCAAATCCATCTTCAAGGTCTTTTGCAATCTTTTCGCCGCCTGGTTGCTTCTTGATCTTAGAAAGAATATCATCAATGTTTTCGTCTGATCGAGCATCGCCCGCTGCACCGATAAAATCAGTAATCAAATCTTTTAAAGTATCACTAATTGCTTCGTCTAATTGTAGATCTTCGGATTCAAATGATTCTTTCATGCCATACTTAGCTTTGATGATTGACTTAAGCTTTGCAGCATCAGTCTTATTTAACTTACCAGCTTTAGTAATACGACCTGGAGCACGCGATAGATCTTGTGGTCTACC